TTTTTCATGCCATAAAACAAACTGTGGTTTTGCTCCCACATCGCTTTTCTACCATCACCACTTGATACTAAGTAGATACCATCTACTACAACAAAGTCAGGATTATGTTTTCTTATCAATGCTTGTATACTACCTATAGATATTGTTGACTCACCTTCAATGTGGTCACATACTAATAAGTTTTTTTCGTCTAGTCCTTCTAAGAACTCTTTATATTTTTCTTTATCTATAGGGTCACCATTTCTTAAAGCCTTATGTGAAAAATCATACCCTTTTGCATGTGCCATGATTACATCCATACGTAGATTAATTGCAGATGTAGGCATTTCACTTGATATAAATAAAGTTCGGTATCCTTTCATAATTGCAATAGCTGCAGTTTGTATACACATCCAAGTTTTACCTACAGTTGGTCTAGCAAAGAAAGATATTAAATCAGCAGGTTGCCACCCTACGCCTGTTCGGTTGATGTTTGCAAAAGGTGTTGGTATACCCATAAGACCATCACCTAATTTTCGCATTTTTATTTTCTTTTCATATTCATCTAATCTATCTAATTTACTAGAATCGTAATATGTAACATCTTCATCATAGACTACGTTAATATCTTCAAGACCATCCATAATTTTAGCCAATGCCATCTTAGGGTCAGTCTTTAAATTTTCTTTATTTCTTTGGAATGATTCAACTACTTTTCTAAATATGACTTGTTTTCTAAATTCTTGTGTAAGATATCCAAAATCAGTAGATGGAACATTAATGTCTAAATCTGGGAAATTTTCTGCCAAGACTTTTTTACTTGGGAAATCTTGAAAATCGTCATAAAAATTTGTTATGAAACTAAATGCTTTCCCATGTACTGCAAAATCTTTTGATTTGAATGGGAAGTCATCTAATGTCGATTTCTCTTTTATATTTAATATAATTCCTGATTCTACGTATTCGTAATTTTCCATTAGTCCTCTGTTCTGTATACTGACCTATTGCTATCATCTAAAACATAACACCTTCGATTCTTTTCTTCTGCCATAAGGTCAGCTATTTTTTTAGCTTCTTCTAAACCCTCAACAGATTCTTTTACACCGATTGGTTTATCTGTTAAAGAGTTAATTGCTATTATTCTATATTTTTTCATCTTCGGTGTCAATTCAGTATTTCTGATGAAGCCACCTTTTCTTGTCCTTCTAACCATTTTTCAAA